ATAGGGGAGGTGCTCAAACCCCCGACCAAAAAACCCGTACTCCTTCGTGTTACACTCAGTACCATGAACCAAACAGGCCAATGTCACGAGGGCTCACCCCGGATTCATCCTTTTGTCCATGTCATGCTTCACGCTCATGCGGGTCCATTGGAGTTACCTCTAAACAGTTTGGATCCATGGTTGCGTGTGTGGTTAGATTTGCGCGGCAGCCCACTTGGTTGGAGTTTAACGAAGGTTCGTTCGACTTCTGAGGAGGTTGAGGGTTTGGTATCTTGGGTAAAGTCCCAGCCTTCATTGTTGTCGTGGTTTTTGTCGGACTCAGCGTTCAGGGCTCCTCCTGATTGGCCCACGCGAGTCTCGGAGTCTTTTTCTCCGTTGCCGGTCGTAACTCCTTGGGAGTATGCGAACGCCTGCCCCCCGCTTCCGCCAGGCGGTGGTTTGCGTATATGGATGTCACATCAGGCGAGTATATTGTGGTGTTATTCTGCGGGCATGAGTGTTGAGTTATTGGCCCGCCACTTGTGTATTCCCGCGGATTCGGTTGAGCGCGAGATGGTTCGTGCCCTGAAGGTTTTGAAGAAGCACGGGCCTTTTGTTTTGTGGTCATTGGATTTGGATGATGAGTATGAGGATGTTGCGGCCGGTTTATGTTTTCCTTTGATGTTGCGGCTGGAGATGCACCAGTGGGTATTGAAGGATGTGTTGCGTGCGCCTCGTTCTGTGTTTGAGCCATTGATGCGAAATGGTAAATTTTGGCAGCGCCTACGCGGCGGCAGGTATTGTGGTAGTCGTGGCGGGCGCCGTGTCCGCAAGAATATTATGGTTGCAGCACCTGGAGTAGTAGATGGATGATGTAAAGAAGCCTGGTAGAAAGTTACCTCGACGCCCCCCACCTGGCGGCGAGGGTGCCGCTGAGTATTTGGCGTGGTTGGGTGCGGTGCCGGAGGATGAGCGCCACGCGATTTCCGATATTTTGAGTTCGATACAGGTGCGGACTTACGACGACCTGATGTGTTTTTCCCAGCGTGTGCTGGTTGAGATTTTAGCTGGTCGAATAACTCCGTCCGTAGCCTCCGAGGCCCGTGGTTGGGCCGAGCTTATGATGTTGAGCATAGCGGCAAAGAACGCGATGCAAGGCACCCCAGCGAGTGCTTACGGTGATTTAATCAATGCTTTAGAGGATGTGAAGGACACGTCGAGTTTGATTGAGGCGTCATACACCACTGAATTCGAGTTGGATCCTCCGGTTGTTTCTGACGAGGAGAAGGTTGTGGAGGTCGCCAAGTGAATCATTCGGGCCACCCGGCAATGGATCCCCAGGTTCGGGCTACGTTATCAGACCCTGCAATCAGTTTATTGGCGTATGGCCATGTTCAAGATCAGTCCACGGGCAACGCGGTTCGTTACAACCCCACGGCGATTACGGACAAGTTGCAGTCCACGGTAGTGTCTTACTATTCCAACCCACCTTTAACGCCTGACGGCCAGGTTCGGTGGTTAGTGTTGTTGGGTTATCGCCAGGCGGGGAAGTCAACTGCGCCGGAGTTATGTTCTTATTCTAAGACTGCGTATACTCCTGGTTGGGATCATGTTTGTATTGCGGACACGAGAAGCCGCGCGGAGTATTTGCATGGGCGTGTTCATTTCTGCCACAACAGGTGGCCGGAGGCGATTAGGTCACCGACTGGCGGTGGCCGTGAGGTCCGCCAGCTTACCTTTGACCCGTCGGTTGGGGGTAAAATGCGAGTCCTGTCTGGTGAGTCTGGGGCTGTTGGTATTGGTCAGTCGCCCGATTCTTTCCATGGGTCGGAGATCCCTTTCTGGGGTGATGCGGAGAGGCAATTCTCGCTGATTTTCCCGTCGATGATTAACAGGAATCATTCTCAGATGTTGTTGGAGGCGACTCCATGGGAGGCGGACTCTTGGTGGCATGAGCGTTGCATGGAGGCCCGGTACGGCGATGGCCGTTGGGTTTACGCCTTCTTCCCTTTTTGGGATGGCAAGCTAAATAGGCGTTTGTGGAAGCCCGGCGATAAGCTGGACAACGAGGAAATCTCGATGATGGAGCGCCACGGGAAGGAGGGATTAACTCTCGACAACCTGGCTTTTCGTCGTTTAATGATGGATACCGACCCCGAGATTCGGCGGAATCCTGATCTTTTTCGCATCTTCTATCCCTTAGACGATGTGACGTGTTGGTTGAAGACGAACAGGTCGGTGATCCACCCTGATTTGTTAGAAAAGCACGGGAAGCGTGAGATGGTGGAGTGGCACGGTACATATTCCGAGTACGAGGCCCCTATCGCGGACTCTATCTATGTGATTGGTGTTGACCCAGCGGGTCATGCTGCGCGAGATCACGCCTCTTTCCAGGTCTTGAAAGTTGAAGACGACAAGTGGGAGCAGGTTGCTGTTTATGCTGACCATACCGAGCCCGTCATGTTCACCGAGAGACTTATGGCGGTTGCAAACCGCTACAACCGAGCTTTCGTCTGTGTCGAGTCCAACGGTGTGGGCGCCGCAACAATTGCTCTTCTAAAGCAAGCGGAATACCCGAATATGTACCATGAGAGGCCCTATAGGCCAGGTTTTACCTCCACTTCTCAGTCTTTGGATAAAATGTTGGGTTGGCTGCAGGATGCATTGCGCGACGAGTTGATCATTAACGACAAGGACACCTACATTCAGTTGACAACGTATCGCCATGACAAGCGAGTTGAGGATGGTGTTGGTGCGGAGATGTTGCGTGGTGGTATTGGAAAAAAACGACGTTTGCGCCACCATTGGGATAAGATCTCTGCACTTCAGATGGCAATTGTCGCTGCGCGAGATGCCCCCCGCCGAATTAGAAAACCGAAAGAGGTTCCAGACAATATTGTCCTATTTAAGGATATGTCATGGGACAAAGTACAGGAACACCGTAAGAAAAGCGCCGTAGACAAGCCTGTTACTCGCCGGAAGCGGATGAGATACAGGTCCATTAAGCGCAGGAGAAAATAATGCTGACACATCAACAGATTTTCGGGATCATCGAGGCCCACAAAACCAAAACGCACAAAGAGCGTAAGCAGTGGGACAAGTATCGTTCATGGTATTTGTCCGAGTACTGGGGTTCTCAGCCCGACCAGGCCACGGGTTCTGGCGACGAGGAAAGCGGCCTGGAGATGGAGACAAACTTCCCCTACGCGTGGATTGACACGATGGTAGCGAACGTTTGCCCAACGAACCCCCAGGTGACCGTCAACGCTCGCCGGAAGAAGCTGGCGCCTGCTGCTCGTTTTCGTGAAGCGTTGGTCAACGACACGTTGCGCAGAAACAAGGCGCATTCTGTCCTTTGGAAGATGGCTACACAGACCGCGATTTGCGGGCGTTCTTTCACGAAGGGTGTCTGGAACTTCAAGAGGAACGCGGTTGAGTTTATCCCGACGGACCCTCGGTTTATCTTTTTCGACATGGGGTCTGTCCGGTGGAGTGATATTCGGTACATTTGCGAGGTTACTGTGCTGACCAAGGCTGAGTTCAACAGCCGGGTTCGGGGCAAGGGCCGCAAGTCTGGGACGTACAACCCTGATGTCGCCAAGCGAGCAAACTTTGGAGGGTATCCGAAATGGCTGAAGGACAACTGGCGCAATAAGGCCATGTTGAACGAGGCTTCCCGCGAGGTTTATGAATGGACAACGGTTTACGAATTCTACGATTTCGAGGCTGAGAGGTACTACCACTTTGGCACCGAAGGGGAGGAGCCCTTGTTTGAGGGCGAGTTGCCCTACCGGTTCATGAAGAACCCCTTCCAAATGCTCACATTCAACGACAACATGTCGGACATGGGCGGCCTTTCCGATGTGAAGCTTATTGCGTCGGCCCAGGAGCGGCTCAATGAGCTTGACACTCTTGAGTTGGTGTTTGCTCAGTCTACGATCCCCGTGATGCTTGTTCAGGCAGGCCTTGTTGATAACCCGGAACAACTAATCAGTGCGCTGCGCGATGCCGACGGCCCGGGGGCTATGGTCAACGTGCAAGGCAAGCAAAACGCGCCTTTGAGGGATATTATCGGCTCAACCCCAACAGCGGCGCTGAGCCCGAGCTTTGACAAAATGCGGGACAGGGCGATGAGAATCGTTGAGTTTGTTCTCGGCATCCCCCAATATTCTCGCGGCGTTGTGGGTGTTTCTGATGTGGCAACTGAGGTTGCTCTTGCGGACACTGCGACAAGGACTCGTAACGGCCGACGAATCAAGGCTGTTGAAGACGTTGTCTCTTGGATGGCCCAGTGCACAGTAGGGCTTTACGAGGAATTCTTCTCCGAGGACATGATTCTCCCTGTTCGACTAACAGGAAGCCGAGAGGTGTTGGAGGTTACCCGTGAGAGTCTTATTGCGCGAGATGCCAGGGACGAGGACGAGGAACATCCTTTGGATTATGACTATGAGGCGTTGCCTTACTCGCCCTCGGAAAACAACCGTCTTGTTCAGTTGAAGAACGTTGGGCAGTTTATGGAGTTTCTGATGCAGGCCCCACAGGTGGACAAGGAGCGTCTTGTTCAGAAAATGCTGGAGCTTTTACAGCTTGGGGACATCAGCCTTTCGAAGGCGGAGCAGGAGGCCCAGCAACAAGCAGAAGCACAGGCACAACCCCCTCAGGGCCCCCCTGGGATGGTCCCCCCGCCCCCAGGAGGCGACACCATCGCGACAGGCGCACTTCCGCCAGGAACAGAACCAGTGTCCCCCGTGGGCGGCCCTGGAGCCCTTTCTGAATACCCCGGATTTGCTGGCGCACCCGGCGGTTTCGAGGGCGCACCCTTTGCACCACCTGGGAGTTGATAATGAGAACGTTCGACCTTCGATGCCACAACTGCGGCGACATCT